AACACGCCGTCACCATCGTCTTGCAGAACGAAATCAGCGTTCGGCGTGAAGCCTAGTTTTTCTAATCCTTTTGAAGTAATCATGACAGCCTCGCAATGCTTAATCTGTTTTGAGTTGCAGTTGATCCACTGTGTGATGTCGCTTGCAGACTCAAAGTACCGTTACCGCCATTCTGGGTGTACACCTCCACATAGTCCGATGATCCATTCATATCAATAATTGCAGATGCAGTGATGTGAGTGTCGTAGCCGTTTTCCTCCATCCAATCTGCCGCATAAACTTCTGCACCATTTTTGTAAAAATAAATCGTGACGTAATTTGATGAAGTTGCATAGTTGTGACCTAGTTCGGCAATAAACAAATAATTCCCAGACTCGTCTGGTTGAAAACGGTGATTCGTCGAAACGTCGAACCAACTATTTGGATTTAAAACTGCTGTATCAAATTGAACTTTTGTAATTACGTTTTTGGCCAGCGACTGGTCAGTATTTCTTCTAACAATCGTGCCAGTATTTGAAACTCCAAACCCAGTTGCAGTTGCGCCTGTTGCGTCAATCGTCGCACCCGATGCAATGTCGAGAGTCGTGCCTGATGGGATCGTAAACGTATCCCCCGAATCTCCTAATGTAAAAGCCGTACCTGTGGCGGGGCTTATCTTGTTTGCTTTGATTTCACTAGCCATTAAAGACCTCCTGACAGTGCTTTGATTTCAGCATCGGTCAAGCCCAGTGCCTCAAGTTTAGAAACCGCAGATGCCTTGTCTGCTTCTGCTTGAATTTGTTCTGGTGTTGGTTCTGGTTCTGGTGATGGTGGTCTTGCTACAAATGCGCCGTCAGCGTAAACACCGCCGATATATGCGTTAGCATCTGCTTCGACAAGAACGCCGTCTACATCGTATTCAGAACTGCCATCCCATTCAATGATGTTCCTCACAACCCCACTATTTACAATTGCGTATTTCATTTAAATTCCTCGACCCAAATTAAGCCACCCGCACCGTCACCTCCCGTCTGATTGATTGGGCCTCCAGTACCGCCATGACCGTAACCTGTTGCATCATTTAACCCGCTAGGATTGGAAAAACTCGAACCCCCAGTTCCACCAAACCCAGAGCCACTTAATCCACCAAGACCTGATGATCCGGGATTTGCGGTTGTAGTTCCACTGGTTGAACCCGCACCGCCAGAAGCGTTTATATCCCCACCTGTTGCAGTTCCTCCTACCATTATCGTACTGTTACCACCAAGTGCTAACACACCAGAGCCACCATTCGCAGTTAAAGTATTTGTGCCGTCTGCCCACGTTGATGTCCCGCCATTTCCACCGTCAGCATCTATCGCACCGCCTGTCCCTCCTGCTGCAACCGTAATCGTTGCGGAAGAAATAGAACTGACATCTAAAACTTTAAGCAAGTTTCCACCCGCTCCACCACCGCCACCTGCATAGGAGTAACCAGAGCGGCCACCGCCTCCTCCTGCTCCCCCGCCAATGACATGGACTTTGACTTTCGTAATTCCGCTTGGTTTTGTCCACGTTCCAGATGAGGTAAAAACTTGTATTGAATTAAATCCGCTTGAGAAGCCAGATGATGTAGCAGATGCGTGTAAGGTGACTGCAGTTCCTGACCCACCCAACGTAAGCGTTGAGCCAGATTCTTTGTCGATTGCGTTTACGTTAATAGTGCTCATACGATCACCCACGTTGATCCGCTAGGAACAGTAACAGTAGCACTTGCATCAATAGTGATTGGCCCTGCACTGACAGCGTTTTCATTTGTTGTTATACTATAACTTGTTGTCACGTTTTGCTCGTTTTCATAAAATATTTCATCTCCACCTGCTCCAGTAGCCCCACCACCTATGCTACCCCAAGCGGCCCCATACCCCTCAAAACTTCCTGTAGTGCTGTTGTATCTAATGTACCCTGCTGATGGTGATCCATCTCGTTGTGCAGTAGTACCCGCAGGTAGTACGGCTGAACCTGTGGCAGATGTTTTATCTACAAAGTTTAACGTACCACTGCTTGCCGCTGTAACACGACCTTGCTGATCTACCGTAATAGATGATGCAGTGTAACTTCCGGGGGTAACCGCTGTGTCTGCTAGTTTATCCGCAGTAACAGCGTCATTAGCAATGGTTGCCGTAGCAACCTGTTTCCATGCTAAACCATTAGTAGCCGAAGGATCAGCAATTACAGCGTAGTCAGTAGTCCCAACTGGAAGTCTTGTTTCAGAGTCTACTGTGTTGTATACAAGTAGATCACCCTTAGTGGTTAGTTTATCTGTACCTACAATTGATACCATCTGCCACTCAGAAGCAGTAGATGAATACTTCATGTATTGATCGTTAGTAGGTGCGGTAGAAGATACGGATTCACCCTGTATGCCTGTTACAGTAACTGCACCAGTGTTAGTCATTGTAGCATCGCCAGACAATGCGGCGGCTGTAAATCCAGTGCCGTCACCAATAAGGACTTGAGTGTTTGCTACCGCTTTATCAGAAGGCACACCGCTTGAGTTAGCATCTCTAACCTTTACTGTGTTAGCCGCCATGTCTGCTAGTTCAGCGTTGGCTACACCACCATCTTTAATTGTGATTTCGCCAGAGGATGCGGCAAAGTTAGCAGAGTTAAATGATGCTACACCTTTGTTAGATGTAGATGCGTCTTCTCCTGATATTGTAAGCGTTGTTCCTGTTGCTGAGGTATCAATTCCTTCACCGCCAGTAACCGTTAGGCTTTCTGAATCAAGATCAACGTCAATAGTGCCGCTATCAGATATAACATCCAAATCTTGTGCTGTAACTTGTGAATCAACATACGCCTTGATTGACTGCTGTGTAGCAAGTTTGACAGCCGAATCAGATGCCATGTCATTTTCATCTTTAATTCCTGTAACTGTTGCTCCATCACCCGCTATATTAACACTACTAAACTTACCAGTAGATGCAGTAGTAGCCCCAATAGGAGTTCCATCAATAGAACCTGCGTCAATGTCTACACTGTTAGATGTTAGTGGTGATACCGCTAAAGTTATCCAAGCATCGTTTGCTTCGTTTCTAATCTTTAATAAGTCGTTTGTGGTATCAAACCAAACAAGCCCTGCTGAAATAGATGTTGAAGGTGCTGATCCTGAAGTATGAATTGCGTTAACAGCCGCATCTACAGACGGAAAAGAATCTTTTAATACTTTTTTAATAAGCCTAAGATGATCGTCACCTTGACTTACATTATCTGTAGCGGCAGGGTTAGTGTCAACTAATCCGTTTAAATAATTTGCGCTTTCTAATGCCATTAGTAATATCCACCTGTGTTCATTACCCTAAGAATAGAACCTGAATGTCTGTCCTTATTATCTTGTTCCTGTAGAGTGTTTATAGATTCTTGTAATGCTTGCGCCCATAATTGAGTTCTAGCATCATTCATTAAAAAAGGCTCCGCTTCAAGCAAAGTGCCATACAAATATACATCTGGTGCATTTTGAATTACCCAATTAGTAGGAGCAACATCAGTTAATAAGTCAAATGTTTTATAATACAACATACTTGTTGTATACACTACATCAGGCGTTGGGCCAAGACGTATGTTGTCTCCAATAATTGTATAGGTTAAAGGTTTGCCTTGCTGACTTCCTGCATTTAGTCTAACCATCATTTCTGGGGTCAAGTATTGCAATTGAGTTAAAGGGGATGTTGTCAAATGAAACTCTCTCATTTGAACATAGCCCGATGGTAATGCTATTGTGCTAGTTCCTGCTACAGTAGATACAGAAGTGTCTAAGGTTTCCATAGCACGAAGGCGTAAGGTTCGATTAAATCGAGCCTCACATAAAGAGATAAACTCTGGAATCCTATTGGTTAAATCATCCCTGTCTAACCAATTAGCAACAGCAGTCTGAAGTTCTGTGTAGTTTGATATAGCCATTATCTACGAGCAATATAATATACTGTATTGTTTAGGGGAGCAAAGTTTGTTTGTGTTGCTCCTGCTTGACCGGGATTGTATAGCCACATAATTTAATTCCCCAATAATTTTTTTGCGCCTTTTCTAATAAGACTGTTTCTGTAAAGAGTAGAGTATTGACTTCCCAATTCTTTTGCTATACGATTAACCACTGATTCGTCCATTGTTTCAGTAGCCTCTCTATTTTTCATTTTTTCTTTAGGGTGCATAGTTATAGCCTCGTTGGTGTAGTTCGTAGAAAAGCGTTATTAGGATCGTTAAGATATTTCTTCATTAACTTGTGATCTTTTTCTATTGCTCCGTTAGTTTCTTTTACCCACTGTTCCCAAATGGTTACAGGAATAGATGCTACTCTCATGCCATGCTGTTGCTTACCAAAAGTAAGTTTATCACCATAGTCATTTAATAATTCTTTATTGTTATTTAATATACCTTCTACATCTTGATGAGTAACAACACTGGCTGTACCATCAGAGTGTTCTTCTACTGTAGTTTTACGGTAATGCTTCTCTCTCATAACGGCAATGATCCTCTATCTTTAGACATTGTTTTTAATTGTTTAACTGCTTTCTGTACAGATGCTTTAACAGTGTAAGGTTTTTCTTTTACTGTTTTTTCTTTAGGCTCTTTAAGACCTTCTTTAAGTAATGCTTTGCTCATAGTTTCCTCAGAAAGAAAGGCTCCCCCGAAGGGGAGCCAAACTCATTACGCCGCTTTAATGCCGATAACGGAACCGTTAGCCTGACCATTCTTACCACGAAGGCCATACTCAGCAACCATCATCTGTTTGACGGAATCACCAGTCTTAGCAAGGGTTTCGGTCTGGAAAGGGCGCAAATAATCAATGCTCCAGAAATCAAAATCCAAAAGATACAACTGGTTTGGTAAACACAGACGGCTAGGTACAATTTTAAACGTACCAAAGTCTGTAACGATTACATCAACAGAATTAACAGCATGAGCAGGTGTTGCTTTATCGTGATTGGTTACAATATCAGCAACGACAGAACCTGCCAAAGCCGACATTTTAACTTTCAACGGAGCATCGCACATGATTACGTCAGGCGAACCACCTGCCTTCCAAATCTGCTCGACACAATTATTAAGCATACTCAGAGTCAATACAGCATCAGCACCACTAGGCGCTTTTACCGCAGAGCCATCTCCGGGGTTAGCAACAGCGGCATCAGTCGGGCCGTCAATGATGTTTGAATCACCTGCCGTTGCGTCACCAAGCCATGAGTTAACAGCGGCTGTCTTTCGAGCCGCACCTGCACCACCTGCAGTAGCAACATCTTCACCTAACATCATCTTTTCCATATCACGCTTAATTTCTTTAGCGCGTTTGGCAAGTTGATATGCCTGTGCAGATTTGCGACCTGCCCAATCAACGGCTTCTGCCGTACCTGAAGTCTGAACTGCTTTCTCAGAAATTTGAGTATAGTTCACCAACTTGGTTGGCTCAACAACTGCCAACGATGCAGGATCATCACCTTCTAGTTTCTGGTTAGCGGCGGCGGCGGCGAGTTCATCTTTCTGCCACTCAAACAGAGTGTTAGAGCATGAGCCTCGACCTGCGCCAGACATGAACGGGGTGTCCATAGGACTAATGTTATAAATGATATCACTAAGGTCTTCGCGTACCTGTACGCCACCAAAGGTCAATCGAGTATTCGTAGGGACTGCCATAACAGTATACCTCCTTTGTTAAATGTCTACAAAATCCTCAAAGAGAGATACAGAATCATTTACATGACCACTCTCCTTAAGACGCTTCATTGAGGCAATACGTTTACTACGATCCTTGTCGGCTTTCTTAACACCACCTTTACCAGATCGTACAACCTTGGGTTTGTTTTTCAACTTCTTGGCTTTAACGTCAGACTTCTGAAGAGCGTCATATTTAGATGCTTTCATAAGTACAATTAACGATCTATGGTCTATCAGTTCTTTTAACTCTTGCTGAGTAAATCCCTGTTGTATAGCATATGAAGAAAGATCAGAGGCTAATTTAGTTCGTTTTTCTGGATCATTCCATTCAGGTACAGCCTCTGTTAATCGCTTGTATTCTTCCTGAACAGCCATTTTACGAACCTTACCAATCTCTTCGTTTTGTTTTTGATGCTCATATTCCTGTTGGGCTTGCGCTTGCCTAACTCTTTCTTGAGCGTCACGAAACTCTTCTTTCTTTGTAACAAATGCAATAGGGTCATCTTCTCGAAGTTGTTCCCAATTGATTGTTGCATACTGCTCTAGACCTGCCATAGATTGATGAACAAATTGTCCAAGTGCTTCTATGTATTGCTGACGCTCCGCTTGTGCTTCAGATATTTCAGTAGCCCATTGCTGTTGCATTTGGGCCATTTGATCTCTCTGGCTTGCAAGTTCTTGCGTTTTACGAGTATAGTCAGATTGTCGGGAGTACCCATTAACAAGTTCGTCAAGACTAACTTCCATCTCTTCTCCGTCAACTTTGACGGAATAGACTTCTTCAGTCTCTTCTTCCTCATTTTCATCTAACTGTTCCTCATCAGATTCTTCCTCAACTTCGGTTTCCTCTTCTAAGGCATCCTCTTCCAATGGTTCGTCTTGAGTTTCCTCAGTAGACTCATCAACATCTTCGGTAGGTTCGCTTGCCTCAGTTTCTGGTTTGGCCTCTTCAGGCTCCAAAATTCCAAGGAAAGCACTTTGTGCTTCGGCTATACTGCCTTGCTCTACTGTTTGCGGGTCAATGATATCCGCCATTACAAATTCTCCTATATATGGATGTCCTTGATTTTCCTCGCTAACTCTCCAGATTCTACGATACTGGTTAGATGTAAGCGTATCCGCTCAAGGAGCCGTAAAGAAAGCCATGATTGCTCACGACTTTCGACATCTTTCACACTTGTTTGTATCCAAGTGGTATGTATATTTTCTGCTAACTGTTCAAATGCTTCGTTAAACATCGGGTCATTGAGGAGGCGTTTTGCTTGTTCCTCTCGTTGTTGGTCTGTCATATTATCCTATTCGTATTGGCCTGTTTTGTTCTCTTTCTAATGCGATTTCTGCCGCTTTAAGTTGTGCGTCTACCTGTGCATCTTGAGCGTCCTGTTGGACTTTCATCATTTTAACTTGTAGTTCGCCCTGTTTAATCTCCAACTCTTTCATTTTGTTTTGCTGTTCCATAGCCGCAGATTGTTGTTCTGGAGTAGGCTGACCCTGTTGTGGTGGAGGCGGTGGGGTTAGGAAGTCATCGACGTTCTGATATCCCATAGCCTTAATAAGAGCCGCACCAAGGTTATACATATTTTGTTCTGTTACAATAGGTAGCCCACCTTGCATAGCCTGTGACGCAAATGAAAGCATCTGTGATAGATGCGCCATCTGCTGATCTTTAGAGCCATTACCAAGGGCAACAGATACAGTGCAATCCATTTTGTCATTCCACATATCAGGACGAACTGGAACCCATTCGTTACGCAACATAACAACACGCTCTTTATCTTGATACTTTAATAGAAGTTCATAGATGCAGTTCATTAACTGTTTAACGCCTGTTTCTGCAAATTGTCTAGCAATCAACTCAACCCTACTCTGAGCATTGGTCATCACTGCATTCACCGCTGTGGCCGTTGTGTGGCTTGTAAGAGCGTCTGCGTTAATGCCTTGAGTATTTTTATTTACACCAGACCTTGATTCCCTTACTTCGTCCAAGTATCCAAGCATCTGGAATGAGTATGGCTCAAGAGGAGGGGTAGCCAAAGGCATAATAGCATTGGGTGATTTAACCCTAACGATACCGCCCGGACGTTGTGTAAGCAAATCATCAAGGTTTGCCTGACCTTCCATTACAGCATAGCGACCAAAGTTCTGGTTATAAGCATTGTCCATTAAGTTACGCATAAGCGTAGACTTGATTAACTGTAAATCCATTACTAAGTCTGCAATAGATAACCCAAAGAATTTATGCGGGATTTTTAGTGGAGTAATACTAACAAAAGGTTTTTTATCTATTTCCTCATTAGAAAATACATAACTGCCTACACTGCATACTTTTCTAAGTTCTGCAATACCATCATCATCATAATCTGTTTTTATAAATGATTCATGTAATAGATATTCTCTTAAAGCCTCTTCTTCGTTACCACCAAACCCATAATTTTCTGAATCATCAAACTGATATCTCGATAATCTTTCTGCGTTAAAATAAGTTTCATTATCTCCACTACCCAAATCTTCTGGGCCGAAGTCCTGATCTGGATACATAATCCTAAGTTCGGATAAAGTTTTTCTTACGCGATGACAAACAAACCTAGCATCTTCTATACTTTTGGCTTCTCTTGAAATAAGAAACTCTTCAGGCGGTACGTTCTCAATTCTAACCCTACCGTCATAATTTGTTCTAACAATAACAACGTCATGGTAAGGTTCTGAGATACCGTCCTCACTTTCAATTACTGTATGCTCAAGAACCTCAACATTTTCATCTGTAATTAAATAGCCAAACTCCATATCAGAAAGGTTCTGATATTCTTCTCTTTGTGGCTCTTCATACTCATCCCACCAAACTTTTACAATACCGTTTTTCTGGAGAAGTGCATCGTGGAACCACGAATACATGATCTCCCAACCATTATTATCTTTGGAAAATACGTAGTTAACATAGTCTGTGGCTTGTGCGGCGGCATCTACATCTTCTGGGCCATGCGGTGTAAACTTAACAAACTCGTCACCAGAGCCAAAGATACGCATAAGGCTAGGTTTAATCCACTCGATAGTATCCTGTACGGTAGAATCAACGTATTGACTGCGACCATCCACCTCATTACCAAAAGGTAGAGCATAGTAATACTCTTGCGCTTTCTCACGTTGTTCTGATATCTCACCGTCATAACCCAGAGAATCTGTGATCTCTGCGTTAATCTTTGTTAATAGTTCTTGTTCGCTGTCAGACAATGCCGTAATTCCTGTATGTTAAATCGTTAGTCCATTCTGGGTCTGAACCCGCAATAGCGTGTCGTTGTGACTGAAAGGCGTAACGTGTAGCAGACATCAGGTCATCACGAAGCGCGACCACCTTACCTTCCTTTCTATGATACATTCTAAACTCTTCAAACCAATGCGGTAGTGTGTTAAACACTTTAAACTTGCCCGCTTCCATGCTCTGTAGCATAGCCATAAGCCCTTCCTCTACTGAGTTAGAGCCTTTAGTCTGCCCTAATCCCGGAGGGTTGGTAAAGTGTTCAAGCCTAAAGTTACAGCCATGACCCCTGTACTGCTCTGCAAGTCCGGGGTTTCCCATGCTATCCCTGCGATTTCCGTCATGTGGGTAGGCTATGGGAATAAAATACGGTCGTTGTCGTATAACCTCAGAGTGTACAGCGGGGCTTGCTTTGGATGCCCTGTAGCAATCGTAAATGTAAAAGGTCTCACTTTCATTATCTACGGCACACCAAACTACTGCGGTTGGGTGATCCCAACCAAAATCTATAGCGGCTATTCTAGGCCAATGATCCTGTATCTCTATAGGATCAATCATTAATTTTTCTTCTGGTATTGGGAAGATAAGACCTGACCCAATAGAAGGTCTACCAAAGCG